TACGTCAACGGTAAGTTGCACAGCATGGAAGCGTTACGTAATATAATCTCTAGCTATCAAGATGACTTCATGCCTAACTTAAAGGTTGAGTGGGATGACATCAGCATGGATACACTACTGAAGTTAGGTAAGACACAGGCACAATGGAAGTTTAATATCCCTAGCCTTGCTCGTAGGATAGAGGGCGTGAGTGGTGGTCACTTAATCATGGTAGGTGCTAGACCTAATACAGGTAAGACATCCTTCCATGCTTCTCTCATAGCCTCTGAGAAGGGGTTCGCTAATCAAGGTGCTAAGTGTATGGTGCTAGTCAACGAGGAATCATACGACAGGGTAGGTGAGCGATACATGAATGCGGCAACAGGTATGACAAGCAAACAGATAGTAGCTAACCCACTAGAAGCGGCACAAAAGTACAACCCTATACTCGAACAGTTAGTCTTGAAGGACACAACAGGTAAGACTATGGAGTGGGTTGAGGCTGTCATCAAAGGGTACAAGCCAGACATAGTTGTACTAGACATGGGCGATAAGTTTGCTCAACGTACTAGTGACAAGTCTGACGTGTACTTAAAGGATGCGGCAATCTATGCTCGTAACATAGCTAAACAGTATGGCTGTGCTATCTTCTATATGTCTCAGCTATCAGCGTCAGCACAGAATGTAGTCAACGTAGATCAGTCAATGCTTGAGGGCAGTAAGACAGGCAAGGCGGCAGAGACAGACCTAATGATACTCATCAGTAAGAACAGAGATGACTTCGACAGTGGAGAGAAAGATCCAGAAAGACACTTGATTGTTTCTAAGAATAAGTTACAAGGTGGGTGGCACGGTAGAGTAACAGTTGAGTTAGATGGTGACACCGCCAGATACTCAGCGTAGATAGGACATCAGTAATGCATAGGATAGAACCTTTTAAAAAACTTCTTAGAAATGTTATTACAAATGCAACGAGACCTGCACCTTCTCGTGTAGATACTCCACTTGCTTATGGTAGAATAAACACAAAAGAAGTTGACCTTACCGCAGAGTATTTGATGCATATGTTTTATGATGTACAAAACTGCAAGTGCCACTGGTTTGACGTTGAGTTAAATCCTGCATGGATAATGGAATCATTTCATCCTTTATCTATAAGTGTAGATAGATTAGAATCTGATTACATAAAAGGTTCTGTTGTTATATGTTCACGGTTTGCCAACTTAGGTAGGAGTACATATCCAGAGAAAGACTTTAGAGAAGTTATAAAGTATTTAAAATCACAATGGGGATGGGATGGTTATCTTTTATATCCCCCTATACAAAAGGAGTTATTCTAATAATGAGACTGGTACTAGACGTAGAGAACACAGTAACTAAACGAGGAGGCAAGACACATCTAGATCCCTTTGAACCTACTAATACATTAACACAGGTAGGGGTACAGAACTTAGACAACCCTGATGAGCAGTACGTTATGACGTTTGACCACGTTGAGTATCAAGACATATCGGGTGACAGGTCACGACAGCTACAGGCTGTACTAGATAGAGCTACACTGTTAGTTATGCACAACGCACAGCACGACTTGATGTGGCTGTGGGCTAGTGGTTTTAAGTATGATGGTGACATATATGACACAATGTTAGCTGAGTATGTACTGTTACGTGGACAGAAGAGACCACTAAGTCTATCAGCTTGTGTTGAGTATCGTGAGTTAGAACATCAGAAGGATGACACACTCAAGGCGTACTTCAAGGATGGGTACAACACTAATGAGATACCCCTCAAAGAACTAAGCTTTTATCTAGAGTGTGATCTAAATGCCACTGCGTCATTATACCACAGCATAGAGAGAGACTATAACACAGCAGAAAGTGAGAGCTTACATAACGTCAGAGATATTACCTTCAAGGTATGCAAGACACTGACTCGTATGTACATGAATGGTATTAAGATTGATACAGATGTACTCAACGATGTGCGTAAAGAGTTTGAAGAAGAGAAAGCACAGATAGAGACACGCCTTAACCGCACAGTACATGAGCTAATGGGTGACACACCAATCAATCTCAACAGTGGTGAGCAGATGTCTAAGGTGCTATTTAGTCGCACCCCCCTTGATAAGAAAACTTGGGTGACTACATTTGAATCAGTCTCACCTGAAGAGTTTAAAGATACACTAAATACATACAGTAGTATTATAAGTAAGACTAAGGCTAGTATATGTTTAACTTGTAGAGGTAAGGGTAAAGTATTTAAAACTAAGAAAGATGGTAAAGACTTTAAGAAACCTAGTGGTTGTACTAACTGTAGTGCCAAGGGTTATATACTAACCGATACAGGTGCTGTAGCTGGCTTTAAGTTATCACCTAGAGATAAGTCATGGGTTAACGCTAACGGTTTTAAGACAGGCAAAGATAGTTTAGATGTGTTGATTAGTACGGCACGTAACAACAACATGAGTGGTGCTGTATCATTCATACAAGATGTAAAAAGACTATCAGCTTTAACGTCTTACCTATCTACATTCGTAGAGGGTATCAGTATCTTCACTAAGCCTGATGGTTTACTTCACGTTGGACTTACCCAACACGTATCAGCTACAGGTAGGTTCAGTGGACGTAACCCTAACATGCAAAATATGCCAAGAGGTAATACATTCCCTGTAAAGAAAGTGTTTGTATCACGATGGGAAGGTGGTCAGATACTTGAGGCAGACTTTGCCCAGTTAGAGTTTAGAGTTGCCGCACACCTATCAGCAGACAAGACAGCCATTGACGAGATCAACACAGGGTTTGATGTGCATAGTTATACAGCTAAAGTTATCACTGATGCAGGTCAGCATACAACTAGACAAGAGGCAAAGGCTCATACATTTGCCCCTCTTTTCGGGGCTAGTGGGTACGGTAGGAGCAGAGCAGAGGCGGCATACTACACACACTTCAACGACAAGTACTCAGGTATATCTACGTGGCATAAGTCTCTAGCTAAAGAAGCAATAGCTACTAAGAAGATAACCAATGTATCGGGTAGGCAGTATGCTTTCCCTGATGTACAACGAAGACCAAGGGGTAAGGTTAGTCACTTCACTATGATTAAGAACTACCCAGTGCAAGGACTAGCTACAGCAGACATCGTACCTGTTGTAGTAATGGAACTAGAAGAGAGACTACGGCTACTACAGTCGTGTGTAGTTAACACAGTACACGACTCAGCAGTAGTTGATGTACATCCAAAGGAGATAAATTATGTACTACAAATAATAGATGACTTAAATAAAGACTTAGATAATATCATACATGAAGCCTACGGTATCAAGATGTGTGTACCAATGCTACTAGAAGCAAAAATTGGTGACAACTGGCTTGACACAGTAGACGTAGTGTAGTAAAACTATAAGTTCTTAAACTTTTGAAAGGTATAGAAATGAGTACAGAAATAACAGTAGCCACAGAGAATGGTATGTCAATGTCAGAGATGATGGGCGTGTCCGTTGGCGAAGGTGGTAAGAAATCCTCAAGCCTAGCGAGGATGACTCAGATACATTCAGGTATCATGGGTACTAGAGATGTAGCAGGTAAGCCTATGAAGATAGAAGTAATACCTTCTGGTGCATACAAGTTAGACTTAGGTGAAGGCAAGGTTGTTTATAGTGTTGAGCCACAGATACGAGTGTTCGCCATGCGTCAGCAGTGGACACGTTGGGATAGTGAAAGCAGTCAGATGCAGAAGACAGTACTATCTGTTGATCTAAAGGGTGACCTCAAAGATAACACAGGGGGCTTCAACATAGGAAGACCTTCAGGTTATGTAGAAGATTGGGAAAGCCTACCTCAAGCTACTAAAGAACTAATGAGACAAGTCAAAAGAACTAAGGTAGTATTTGGTACAGTTAATCTAACTAATCCAGTCGATGCAGAAGGTAATGCTCTGTCAGATGTAGGTACTGATGTACCCTTTATCTTAGATGTAAAGAATAGGGATAGTATCAAAGCATTAGATGGTGCAGTGAAAGCCATTCAAAGAAAGAATGCACTACCCATCCAGTACAAGTTAGATCTTTCTGCTGATCAGCATACACTACCAACAGGTAACACTTACTCATCTATGATCATAGGTGTAGGTGGTAAGGTAGAGATTGCTGAATCAGATAACGATGTACTCAGAGGATTCTTTGAGTGGATCACTTGGTCTAATGGTTATGTACTTGACCAGTGGTCATCTAAAAATACAGGTGACTCAGTTGACCCTGAAATGTCAAAGATTATATCTGAGACTATGAGTGATGCAGACTTTGTTAACGTAGAGGGGGCGGCTGTATAATGGAACACCCTGCTGAACTATCTGTCTATTCTTTCTTAGCAAAAGCTATGGCTGGAGAGGCTTCTGTATCTAAGGAGATAACAGATCAAGTCGCTACAGATGTAGGTAATGCGTTAGACAAGCAGTTCAACGGTAAGCCTAGAGGCGAGTTCAGACTTAGGATGTCCAACGTAGGGCGTCCTAAGTGTCAGCTTTGGTTCGAGAAGAATGACCCTGAAGATAAGACTCCATTCCCACCTCACTTCTTAATGAACATGTTGTTAGGTGACATAGTGGAAGCTGTCTTTAAGGGTTTACTTCGGGCTTCTGGTGTTCAGTTTGAAGACAACGGCAACATCACCTTAGACTTAGGTGATAACAAAACTATAAAAGGCGAGTACGATCTAATCTTAGATGGTAAGGTAGACGATATAAAGTCTGCGTCACCTTGGTCATACAACAATAAGTTTGTTAACTTAGAAACCCTCAAGCAAGGCGACAGCTTCGGCTACATACCTCAGCTTGTAGGCTACGCTAAGGGAGCAGACAAAGATGTTGGTGGTTGGTGGGTAGTTAACAAAGGAACAGGTCAGTTCAAGTACGTTAACGCCTCATCTATAGACTCAGAAGAAGTACTTAATGACATTACTGATACGTACAATTACTTAGAGAATGACGAACCCTTTGAGCGTTGCTACGAAGCAGTCAATGAAACCTTTTACAAAGCAAGAACAGGTAACAAAAAGCTAACGATTGAGTGTGGCTTCTGTTCATATAAACATAAGTGTTGGCCTACTCTACAAACGATACCCTCGTTAGTATCAAAGGCTAAAGATAAACCAATGATAGATTATGTACACATAGCAAAGGAAGCAGCATGACAAAATTTACACTAGATAATATGGAACATGAAGAGGAAGACTTAACTGATGCTCAAAAGAAGTTAGTACATGGAGTATCAATAAATCAAAACGCTATAAAACTGTTTGATGAAGTACTAGCGGCTCTACAGAAAGAAGGAGCAGTAAAACTAGGTGACCTAAGAGATGCTTTAACTGCGAGATCTAATGGCAAAGACACGTAGGCATAGTGCATACAGGTATCGTAGCGGCCTAGAGAAACAGGTTGCTGCGTACCTAAAGGATAACCAAACTAAGGTTAGGTATGAACTACTAAAGATTGAGTGGGAAGATTTGAGGTATCGTACTTATACCCCAGACTTCCTGCTTGATAATGGCATCATATGTGAAACCAAAGGACAATTCGATTCTGAAGATAGGCACAAGCATACTTGTATAAGACAACAGCATCCAGAATTAGATATAAGATTTGTATTTAGTAATGCAAAAGCAAAGCTTTACAAAGGATCTAAAAGCACCTATACAGATTGGTGTGAGAAGAATAATTTTAAGTATGCACACAGGGTAATACCTGAGTCGTGGTTGAAAGAAAAAGGTAAACTAATAACTGCCGAACGAATAACATTAAAGACTGAGAGGAAAGACTAATGACTACACCAGCATACCTAACAGGCAATATAAGTATAACTAAAGAGGATATAATAAAAGAACCCTCTCACTATACTCGTTACGCTATAGAACCAGTAACTTTTATTATGCAGAACGGATTCTCTTTTGAGATAGGTAACATAATTAAGTACGCTAGTAGAGCAGGACATAAGCTATACGAAGGTATGACTACAGTAGAGTCAGAGATCACAGACTTAGAAAAGATAAGACGTTACGCAGAGATGCGTATCAATGTACTAGAGGGTAAGGATGTCCTATGAAATCCTTTAGTGTGACATTTAGAATAGCTGTAGACGATGAGGCTAACATATTATCTTTGTATGAGGATGGTCACGAACAAGATGTAAGAGAACTAATAGAGGATGTCTTCTACGATATAGATGACGTACACATAAGCAGTATAAAAATACAAGAAAGGTAATAGGAAGATGATAGCTCAAGGGGATTTAAAAAACATGGGGTACTTCGATAGTAAGTTAGATATAAATGATACAACAGATCAGTTCACTGCCTATAGTGAGTGGGTAGAGGGCATGATCATTACACCACCAGACCAACGCCTATATGAAAACTTATTTGGTTTGATGAGTGAAGCAGGTGAGGTTGCAGGTAAGATGCAAAAGACTATACGTGATGCTAAGTCTGTGTCAAAAGCTGACATGGTCAAAGAGTTAGGTGACGTAGTGTTCTACGCTACAGCTATAGCTAATGCATATAAGAGTTCTCTTAAAGAAGTTATAGAAGTCAACATGGACAAGCTAAACAATCGTAAGAGACAAGGTAAAATTAAAGGCAGTGGAGACAACAGATAATGCAGTACCGATCTAACTTAAACCCAATGTTGAGATCTAAATTCTCAGAAGATATATTTAATCATAAGTACAGACATGACGGAGCAGAAACGTGGGCGGCATTAGCTCACACTCTAGTTGAGGATGTGTGTACATCACCTGCTCAGAGTGGGGGATCAGATCTTTACTTCAGTAAGGAAGACAGACAACAGCTAGAAGAATACATACGAGACATGAAGTTTATACCGGGTGGCAGGTACTTGTACTACGCAGGTAGACTTAACAAGTTCTTTAACAACTGTTACCTACTCAAGGCTGAAGAAGATACACGAGAGGATTGGGCTAACCTATCTTGGAAGTCAGAGAGTTGTCTGATGACAGGTGGTGGTATAGGTATTGACTACTCAGTATACAGAGGAGAAGGCACACCAATAAAGAGGACAGGTGGCGAAGCATCTGGTCCTATCCCTAAGATGAACATGATAAATGAGATTGGTAGAAGAGTAATGCAAGGTGGCAGTAGACGTTCAGCTATCTATGCTAGTCTTAACTGGCAACACGCAGACATTAGTAAGTTTTTAGTAGCTAAAGATTGGGCATCAATGCCAGTAGGTAGTACAGGTAAAACCCTCTGGGATATAAAGCAAGAAGATTTTAACTTCCCTGCACCCCTTGACATGACCAATGTATCAGTTAACTACGACACTG